TACATCTCCTTGAAATTATTATTTTTATCCCATATCCATACTTGAGTCGGAGCAAAACCAGCAATATTGTTGACTCCCGCCGCAAGCTCGCGCCCATAGAGTCCTGATCCGTATGTCCCACGCCCGTAAAGTGCTCCCATTACGCATAAACCTTTTTAAAAGACACAATCACGGTCGAAGCCGCACCAGAATAAAGAAAATTGTTATTCATGGACTGCAACCTCAGGAATGCTGATCCTGGCATGATGTAGCTTCGAGCGTCGTTGCCATTAAGCGTAATCGTTCCCATGGCGGAATCGACTATGAGCACCGATCCAGCAACAAACTGCGGGTTATTGTATTCGAAGTACATTCCGCCATCATCGAGATTCGTGATTTTGATCGATGGACAATCCGCCGTTGCGGTAATCGTGATTATTGGAAGAACGATATCATCTGATCCGGTGCAATCTGTAACGAATGAACCATCCGCGGACATGACATTCGAATCGTCCGTGAAATTCGTATCTTCCCAATATGGAAATTCGCATTCAAACGAAATCTTAATCGTTTTACAGAATCCTCCGCCCGGGTCAGTGTTGTAATATTTCCATTCGGGAGTCTGCTGACCATGTCTTACTTCGATAGTCCTGCTCACCACGTCGTTATGTATCGATAGCAATCCGCCTTTTTTCCGAGCGATATTGATAGCTCGAAGCTGAGCTTCAAAATCTGTCTTATCTTCCGATTGAAGCTGCCCTTCTACGGTAATTTTACGGGCAGGAGCTCCTCCGTCTCCGATATCACGCCCTCCGTTCGCATAAAGCCTATCTGTCACCGATGAGCGAGAAGCAAGGGCTTCTTCTGAGATAAAAAAAGTGTTATTGAAACTGTATACATTACCGTTGTCATCCGTGAGGATTAAATAATTATTCGTGCTCTTGTAATCGACTATTTTCATCTTGCCCTCTTTGCCGCCTGAACCTTTTTCACCATGTCCCGATTGTATCGCTCATAATCGAGATCGGAATAGATCCCGCCAAACTGATTGTTGATATTGATATCTCCTCCGCCCTGTCCACCGCTACCATTGAGCTTGTCCCACAATTGCGCTTGCTGGTCAGGTGTTATCATCATTTCACCATGCATGAGCGTTGCACTTCCACCGGTCGGCCCTGTATAAATTCCGCCCGTGTCGAACGTAGGCGCCTTCGGTTCCGATGCGGCAACAGCTCCGATCTGTAATCCTGCTGCTACGGCAGCAATACCGGCAGCTATTGGACCCAAAACCCAACCAATAACCGGGATTGCATAGGCCGAAGAATAGGCGTTTATAATAGCCAGCGCTCCCCCAGCAATCGCGCTCAATAGCTGCATTTGCCATGCCGCATGCTGCCCTTCATAATCGAGCTTCGCTTTTTTCTTCGCGTAGTCTTCTTCAATTTGTGCTTTTTTGAGAGCCTTCTGCTTGTCTGCAATTACCTCTTTATCGTTGCCCTTCATCGCCGTATCGAGTTCTTTTTGAGCTGCTTCCACTGCCGTATCGTCTGCTACGCCTGCGGCTTTCTCTTCGGCAATCATCTGAGCATCGAGATCATCCATGCGCTGCTTATATAATGCGGCAAATAATCCCGACAAACTTGATGCTATATTCGATACCCCGCCCAGGATAACGGATTCGGTTCCCTCAATAGCAGCCTTTATATCATCCGCTGATTTTTTCGCATTCTCTGCATGGATATTCTCCGCCCTATCATCGCGTAATGCATCATAGTACTCGTTGATAGCATCGATTTCTTTTTGCTTCGCATCCGCCGATGCTTTAGAGGAGGCAACCTTGGCAATCGCCGCTTTCCTTTCAATATCGATTACACGCTCCTCGGATGCACCGAGCTTTTCAATTTTTTCCTGATAATCGGTAGCTGCTTGCAATGCCGCCTCATTCGCCGATTTTTGCGCTGCTGTAAGCGGAGCGAGCGCATTAGTTTTCTTTACTATCGCGCCCGTCGATTCTTCGGTTTTCTTATTCTCTTCATCTGCGAGCATCAAAAGAGTTGAAGCTGTTGAAACCTTATCTCCGAGAGCTTTGTTGATTTTGTTTATGTCAGATAGTTCTATGTCTCCGCGATTGACCATAACTGCAAGTAGATTTATTTGTTTTTGCTCATCCTGCCCTACAAGTACATTTTTATTTTTTAGTTCTATATTCAGTTTTTTATAAGATTCGCTTTGCGCTGAAATGGTCGAATCGGCTTTCCCTGTATTTTTAATAAATCTCTGTTGCGTCTCATCATTCTCTGCCAGATATTTATTATTCCTATTTATTTCAACATTAGTATCACTAATGAGCTTTTCATATTTATCATAAGCTGCAATCACATCTTTTAATTGTTTGGCCTGATCCAGCTTTAATTTTTCGAGTTGTATATCAAGATTCTCTCTCTCGGTTGCATTCAGCTTTTTATTACTATCAGTGAGCTCTTCTTTTATTTTTTTCATATCTGCGAGCGTCTTAGCGAGAGCGGATGAGCTTTCATCGAGTTGCTTCGTAACCTTGGCCTCGGTATCTACCGAATTATAGATCGCAGATCCTATCGCTACGATAGCCCCGAGCCCGGCGACAACACCAACAAGAGGAAGAGCCGTGGCCGTAATGAGTCCGGCAAGTACCCCGAACGCTGCGGATAACCCGAGCACTGTTGGAATTCCTATAGCAATAATTCCGATGAACTGCTTCACCGGACCAGGCAATGCGGTGAAGCCCTGAATCAATAAAGTAGCGAAATTGACAATGCCTTTTAATGCCGGAGCGAGTTCTTTAACGACCTCTATTCCCGCAACCTGGAAAGCATTTTGCATGGTCTTCGTTCGATCTTCGAGGGTATCATCTACGATCGCGGCCTGTCTGGATGCTTCGCTCGTTCCAGTAATGCTCGCCGTATAATCTTCGAGAGCCTTCTGCCCTTGACCCATGAGCGTTACCATAGCCGGACCAGCTCGATTTCCGAAAATAGTCATTATATCCGTAGTGGACAGCCCGGCCTTCCCGAGTTCTCCAATAATTTCAGCCAGTGTATGCGTTTGCGGATTAACTTTACTGAGATCGATTCCGTATTCAACGAGCTTCTTTGATAATGCGCTTGTAGTATCCCCGATATCCCCGAGCACGAGACGGAGAGAAGTTCCTACCATCTCGCCTTCCATGCCCGCGGATGATAGCTTCTTTATTACAGCCGTCACTTCCTCAATTTTGATTCCCATACCTGAAGCCACCGGCCCGACCATTCGCATAGTAGCGGATATATCTTCAAGGGGAAGCTTTGCGGCAGCAAAAACGTTCGCCAATCTATCGGCTTGGTCAACCCCGAGATTAAACTGCTGCAATGTTGTTTTGAGCATTTTCGAGGTTTCGGTGAGATCGGTTCCCGAAGCCTTGGCGAGTTCTTGGGAAGTATCGAGAAGTTTTATCGAGGTAGCAGCGTCATATCCAGCCTTCGAGAAGATGAAGAGAGCATCAGCCGCCTGCTTTGCGGAGAATTCCGAAGATGACCCGGTTTTTAATGCTGCCTCTTCGAGCTTCGCAAAATCGGAAGCGCCCCCCGTCATTACCGCCCGGTTGCGTTGCATGGATGCTTCGAACTGAGAAAATGATTCTATAGATTTCTTGATTCCTTCTTCGATGAGAGCGAATGCGGCAACCCCTTCGAGAGATAGACCTTGCATAGCCTTAGCGCCCTTATCAGCCGATCCCTCGAAGTTATTCTTTATTTTCTCACCGGTCTTCTGAGAAGCTGAAGCCATTTTGTCGAATTCGGCATTAACGGATTGTATATCACCCGTGAGCTTATCCATTTTAATTCTTATTTCAGAATATATGCTACCGGCATCAATAGGCATATTTGCATCCTTTTATCAAATTATCTATTGCCCATAATGGCTGCAAGTTAGACCAATTAAAACATAAACGTCTTTCTTCTTCTTTCGTTAAATCAAATGAAGCACACGGTCTTATATGGTCGATATGCCATCCCTTAACTGCATAATTACTCCAATCCATTCCAGGTTCAAATAAAGATTCAAGATGCTTTTTCAATTCGTCTATATTGCATCCCAACAATTCAATTGTTTTTTCGCGCTTACAGACGCTTTGGCTTTTTAATGCATTTCTTATTTTCGATCTCATATTTCCTATTATTTTAATTTCAGGAACTTTTTCACGTCTTGTTTTTATATATCGATTTGAATAATCCGATATTTCTTTTTTATGTTCAGACCTCCATTTTTTAATGCATGCTATTACCTTTTCATGATTTCTTTTTCTTGATTCTCTCGCATATTTATTCACTTTTTCCCTATTTATCTCAGCCCATTCTCTTCTTAGCTGCAAATTATGTTCTCTATTTTCTTTTCTATATTTTTTAGCATGCTCTCTTGCTTGTTTCCTTATTTCGTCAGCATGATTTTTCCTATATTCGTGTTTTGCTTCAATGCATTTTGCATGATGCTTATAATAATACTTAAGAGCACTCCTTTTTATTTCATCTCTATGCTCTGCCCTATATTTTTTATAATATTCCGAATTATCAACCGGCATTCTCTCTGAGCTCCTTTTTCTTATTATCGAGCAAATACCAAGCACGCATATTGATATCGTCGATCATGAACTCGGTGAAATTTCCGGACAAATGATCGGCTGGATTATCATGCCCGCGCTCTGCGAGATAGGCAGCTTCGATGAGCATGTCATCGCTTATAAGCTGGATATCACTTTCATTTATTCCAAGTGAGTACCCCACAATGAAGGATATGAAATCGGAAGGGAGAATCAGATCATACCAGATTCTGAGGCTATCGAGCTCCTCTTCGAAGCTCGCTTTTTTCGGGCCCCGTTCGCATTCCTTGATAAGCTTTTCGAGTTCCTTGATTTGTGTTTCGATCTCGCTTTTTTTCTCTTTCGTGGTGAGCGCGGCAAACATATCATCATAAGTAGGACATACCATCGCTTTTTTGGCAATCTCTTTATGCCGTTCGGAAAAAGCGATGATTTCCTTCCGGGAAAACGCCCCCGCCTGTTCACGCGCCTTATCCTCCCACGATCGTATCAAGGATATATTCCCGCATGATCGGATCTGCGCTGCCGTGAGTTTGCGAAGTTGTATCGGTATCTGGCGCCCGAATAGGGGCGCCATGATTACCGGATACTTAGCCATTTCTATCTGTTGAGCGACCGTGAAAAGCCGCTTTTTCAGTTTCTTAAACATTATCGATATCGAGCGCGTTGTATGCAGCTATCGTGAGCCGTCTACGAAGGATTGCTCCACCCCTGACGCCCTTCGAATTGGTATAGTTGGTTCCTGCGACGTTGTATTCTTTCGGGAGGAACTTCTTTTCTTTCGTTCCTGCTCCGACGTTGCCCGAGCAGGTCAAATAGATGCACTGTTCCCACTCGATCATCTGGCGTTCTTTGTTCGGTCCTTCGTCGTAGACTGGATTGAATGTCTCGATTTCGAAGTACTTTTTGATCGTGTTCGCGTCCGGATCGTGATAGATTCCGTTTGCATCGATCGTGCCGCCTTCAATGAGCCGCATCATGGCAAAATCTTCCTGAGTTTCGACAAGCTTCCCGGTAAAGCCTTTTTTGTATCCTTCGATGATTACATCGATTTCAGCTCCCGTTGCAGGCGCTGCCGTTATTGTCTCGTCTGCTTTTTCCGTCGGAGTCTCAGCAAACGAGGTCGAGGTATCGGTCGTTATGATCTGCTGTCCAAGTCCCTGTCCGATCTCTCCAAGTTCCGCGCATTCTCCGTATACCTGGATGTAATCGGGATCATCTGTTCCATTGTAGATCATGAGCAGCCGAAGCGTTACCGCTTCTTTCGAAGCTATCATGTCCGTCGGTGAAGCAGTATTGATTGCCGCGAAAAGCTCATCTACTGTAACTGCTGTATGGTCAACAGCTCCGCTCAGGTTAACAGTAAGCGATTCTACCGGGCCTGAATCGAACTTGATGAATAACGGTAACGCTGCAATCGGAGCGACGGAATGCGAAAAATCGAATGGGCCTGTACCGCCAACGATTCTGCCGTTCCCTGTTCCGACGGCATAATCGCCGTCCTTCCCCATGTCCACTTTGATTCGAGTCATGTCACCGTTAAGCGCACGAATACGCACGCGGGAAAGACCCATCACAAATTTAGCACTTCCTCTTAACATACTATGTACCCCCTAAAATAATACTGACGGCAGAAGGAATACACGTTCCATTGCTATCGTGCCGTCGTCGTTACCGATTATTAAAACCGGGAATTCATCGATTCCCTTATCGAGTTGATTATAAGCTCCATTATGCGAAGTCCCTGCCCATTCGGAAAGCAGGGTACTGAGATCATCCCGGACAAAATCGTCAAGGGCCTGCTGTTGATCCGGTTTCATATGGACAGTCACGCGGATATTATGCCCATTCCCACTCATGGCTACTTCTTGTTTCACCACGATATACGGAGGAGCCGGAGTATCGATCGTTCCGAATGGTATGACAGATTTGATTTTCCCTGTCTTCAGTCGTGTAATAATAGCCGCTATCATCTATGACTCCCCGTAAATCTTCTTTACGTCTTCGAAAAACCGCCCTGCGTAGCGTTGCACGATCGGTCTGATAGATTCATGAGCCCTATTGTTCGCAAGTTCAAGATATGTGCCATATTGCACGCCATGAGCCATAAACCATCCCAGTATCGCCTCTTCCTCGTTCAAATCCTCCCGGAAGCCCCGGGCGAACATTCGCGCCGCTGCCTGTGCTGTCTGGTTATTCCAGTACGTGCCTTTACTATTCGGGCTTGCAGGCTGTTGGCTTAGGAAATATTCAATCGCCATTGCAGCATAATGCAGGCAAAGAGCGTACACTGCCGCCGCTTTGCGAGCGTATATGTCTTTAATATTAGCCTTTACGCCTGTTACGTCCATGCATCTCCACCTCGAGCGCAAGCCGAGCGATCGTTCGAATCGCTTCATCTATCGTCAATCGTTCTTTATCGAACGATGGATTAATTATTATAGCATCCTGAGAAAATGAATCTTCCTCGCCCATTTGTATTTTCATCGGTTCCCCGTGAAGAAACGTCATAGCAAGCGGTTTTTCGTTGTCGCTCATGTTACAGGCACCTCTTCAACTATATTTTTCAGTGGGGCACGAAATCCTACGAGCCCCTTATTCTGCCGTACCTCATCAATGATCCCAATCTCATATGATTGACCATTCACCGTGAACAAATCACCGCGTTTGATATCGCCTTTCCAGTCGCAGAAAATATATCGATTGAGCTTTTCCGTGATCCCGCCAGGACCGGCCCCGTCTGCGGCTTGCGATTCATAGGATATCCGAACTTTTTGCGATATCGGTACTGGATGTCCGAACGGATTAGGTACCATTTTCCCGAATCCGTTGTCTTTCACTGGCTTGCGATATATCACAATCGTTGTCGGATCAGCGTCAATATTGAGGTTCCATCCCATCCGTGATTGCTCAAGAAGAGCGTTCATAGATTCCCGCCTCCGATATCGTCATGGTGCCGATCAAAATGGCCGCGCTTCACACGACCGTAAAGCCCCGTGCTCTGCTTTACATTCTCTGCGCCCTGAAGTTTATAGACCTCGGCAAGATCTTTATAATAATCGTAAAGCTCTTTAAGGCTTGTATACGTCTGGCTTTCCCGCCCGGATGAAATGCTTGCAAGTCTGATCTGCTGTCCGAGCTTCGACATGATGAGCCGAATTGTACGATATACTGCCGTATCGACCCCGCTTGCAGTTATCAGGGCAGCGATTGCGTCATCAGCGACAAGGAGGTCAACCTGTTTATAGTCACCTGGCACAGCCCCGCTTTCCACTTCCGTTGATAGGTACTTTTCATCCGAGATCGTGTAATAGATGTACTGCTTCTTCGGAGCACTCGGAAGATGAGTCGAATCGGATACCTCTTCAATATGAATAACGCCTGCAGGATCGTTGATCTTTATTCTAACATCTTTGATATCATCGAAACTTACAGGCATATTTCCTCCCTACCACGTTTTCCCGACAGTATCCGAGAATTCCTCGACCTTGTGAAACCATGCGTGATCTTCCCCGAGTTCGATCTTCTTTCCGAATATTTCATCGACAGCGCCTTTGACATCCCCATTCTTATTCGCATAATCGTGACCGCAGATTAACCCTCCTATTTTTACTTTCGGAGTCCAGGCGATAATATCGGATAGGCAACCTTCGTATGAGTGATCAGCATCGATGAAAACGATATCCAGGCTTCGATCTGCGAACTGTTCAACAGCTGAGAGGCTTGATCCTGAAATAATGTGCACTCTATCTCCGAACGGCTTTACCGCCTCACAAGCAGCTTCATATGCGGCATGAAAGTCCTGCTCCGTTTTAGCTGCAATTTCAGCACCACTCTTACCGTAACTCGATTCAGGAGTGGGAGGAGTCCAGGTATCTACGCCATACCATTCGAGTTGAGGAAGAACGCCGAGAAGATGGAATGCGTTGATGCCCTTCCATACACCCACCTCGACCATTTTGATTTTATCTAGTTTGTGGATACGCTGATATATTTCGTGCCACCGTTTACGCTTTGCCGTTAAATGTACTTTATGTTTTGTTCTCATGCTCTCACCTTGCCAAAAATTATTTCTTGTTTCTTTCTCGCTTCGAAAATGTAATCCTGCCCTTTGTGTTCTTCCAGAGCATCCTCCGGGAATTGCTGAGCCCCGGCCTCAGCCGCGAGCTGTCGCCAAATCTGTACTGCCTTTCGTACTTTTGTATCGAGTAACGCTATCGGAGTAGGGAGAAAAACATTCTTTCTCGTCTGGCTTTTAATATGCAAAACCCTCGGACCTTCCCCGTGATCCGGGAATATCCATCGATCTCTACACCAGTTCCACTCATGACAATCGAACCGCTTTATATGTGCCTCATGGCAATCTTTATTCTCAAGAAGATAGCCGAGCGAAGCTTGATTCATACCAGCGTATTTTTCCCGGAAAACCGAATGAAGCTTTTCGTCGGTATACATTTTATTGTCTATTTCAAGCCACTTCTTCATAAATCCTCGGGCTGCGTCCGTATTGCGAGCGAATACAGTACCACCATTAAATGGGAGCCGCTCTCTCGCATCATTGAGATAGGTTATTCCGATATCGAAATCCGTATCATCGAATGCGCCGTCAAAACTGCGAAGAATTACCATATCGCAGTCGAGGAAAATGATATCATCATTCGCGGATTCGAGTACTTCAATCCATTTGTTAAGCTTCAAGTTGTTCGAAGCAAAGCACGTCTTCCGGTTGATTGTTCTCGGAGGATCATGGCGAATAAGGCGGAATTCTATATTCGGGCAGAACTTCTTTGCGGAATATTCGAGGACTTTGGCCATTTTTTCATACCGTGTATCACCGTCGTAGTTGAAAATGTCCGATACGATAATCATTCTGCTTTGTATCCTTTCCCCAGTCTATCGCGTAACCGCTTCTCATGCTCGGGATTTGCAGACCACCAATCTTTAAAAATCTGTTTGTTATATTCGAGAAGCTTCAGACTCATACGCTTTGCCATCTTCTCGGCTTCGGATAATTTTAGACGTATTCGTATATCGTGCTCCGAATCACCCTGATGAAGATCGTTGATCTCGCGCAATACTTCGCAGATTGTACGCTCTTGAGATGCATTTCTCATGCTCATTTAATAGTACTCCGCATGGTACTTCGGATCGTCCGGAACCCTGAGAATTGTACCTCCGAGATATCGCCACACTGAACACATGGACTGCATTGGCCTTTCTACGAATTCGAATATCCCCGCATTCTTATTGAGCGCCATGCAATCTTTTTGATATCGTCTGCATGATTCCGGCCTTGTCTCATACCAGTAATAATCGAGCATCATTACAATCGTTCGTCCTGGAATGAGTTTGTCTCCGAAGATGTCCCACATGTGATCCGTCATGGTCTTGTATGTGCAAATATCATCAACAATAAGCGCGATTCTCCGATCATCCGTATAAAACTGTTCTCTGAATGATCCCTTATGAGGTATGGGCTGTTTCCGGAACATGGATAGATTCATCATCATGACCGAAAGCAAATCTTGATCGAGTTCGAAATCGATATCGTGATAATCTTTCGCTCGCTTCTGGAACGTTTTGTCCGCTATCCATCGATCATACGAATGTATATCAACATCCTCACCGCTATTTTCGATTCCTGCGAGAAGAAAACCTATCGTCGAACCGAGCCATGATCCGATATCTACAATAGCCTCTCCGCTACGAGCAAACTGTGAATACTTGACTAGCTCCTGCCAGACCGCAAGACCCCCTATCCCGAGGGACGGAATCTTCTTAACCTGTTCTATTCTGTCGTTAAGCATGTTTGATGTCCTTCTTGTGCATGTCGTTCACGATGTAAACCGAAGTCATGAATGGAGTATTGGTCCCGAGCTGTTTTGCGAACGCGTTAAAAATCGGGATATCTTTGTCCAAACACTTCGATTGATAAAATGGATGCTCATCATATACGAATGTGTGAGAGCGCCCTACCCGCGGATCCGCGATGAACATTTCTCGGAGTTCGTTATAGTCTACCCCAATCCGAAGCGCTATCCTGTAAAACTCATTGCAGAATGTGACTTTCGTTGCAAGGAAGCAATTCTCCATGAGCTTACAAAGTTCAGCCGTTTCGAATGTTGTCTGGAATATTTTTAACTCACCGGTACTGATTTCCTTGAATGCTTCGGCTATCTTTCCGGTATCGCCCCTATCTCCTCCGAGAATAATGAAGTCGTAATTGTATCCGTTCGCGTGTATCGTTTCTCCTGTGTATTCAGGCATAAAGACGACAGCTCGGTTATATGTAAGAGCGATTTCTGAGCATGTCCCGGGAGGAACCGTAGAACGAACGCAATATATTCGAGCCTTCACCGAAAGAATAGCGTCAACCACGATTGATGTTTTGCATTCACCATTTTCCTCGCATGGAGTCGGAACGCAGATAAATGCTATGTCATAGATTTCGTTCAAATCGCATAGAATCCCTTGCGGCGGATCGTGGATGTCAGCTTCCAGGAAAAGTTTTTTCATGTTCTTGCCTACGATACCGTTGCCTACGATCAACAGTTTCATCAATCCCTCCTTTTTAAAAAAGCGGCATCTCTACCGCTTATGATTTCATAGCTGTCATGATCATTTTGTAATACATTCGGGATAATCGCTGCGCTGATAATGTTCTCACCGGCGTTGTGGTTATCCCGACAAATATTTCCATAAGTATTTTTTTGGGAAGAGGCGGAATTTAAGCACCTCTCCGAATGACTACCGACTTTCCCGCATTCTGCGTTCCGTCCGCAGGGTTGTCTCCGCCTTTTTTCTTTTTTGCGTTGACAGACTTCTTCGCTTTTCCTTTATTCGCTTTCAACCGTTTATCTGCCGCTGTTCCGCGTGAAGGTTTTCCACCCATTTTACATGCTCCTTTAAATCAAAATAGTGCGGGAGCCTAAACCCCCGCACTTCATCGCTACTTTTTATCTGCTGCTACGCAGATTTGTTTTAGGTCTCTTCGTCGAATGTCGGAAGCTCTACTTCAACGATGAAGCCCGTATGAGCCGCACCGCCAGCCGCTTCTCCAAACCATTCTGTCTGATACTCGGTCTGAGCGCAGTACCAGGCTCTTTTTTCCCTGGAAAGCGTCATCACATCGCCACGTCCGACTTCCTGAGTCAATCCGCGTTTGTTGAGTACGAAGTTCGGAGCCGTTGTCCCTCTTGCCGGGATAAAGAGATAGGCTTTCCCCGCAGGAACGCCAGGATATTCGAGATCTTCAGTTCCCACGAAGATCGAATCGCCCTTGTACTGCCATATTTCATCGATTCCGAGCGGTTCGAGACTGATGGACGATGCATAGGCCACCGCGCCATTTTCGAGCTTGCCGCCAACGACCCTTGAAAGGTCTTTCAGTACGTTGTTCTCTCTGACGAGCAGGCACATTCTGCTTGCGTCGATTTCCTGCAACGTCTGCGGATCGAGCAGAGCCGCAAGCTTGCGTTCTGCGTTTCTCAGTGTGTTGTAGAGGTTGAGATCATAGGTTGCGTATCCGATCGAAGCAGCTACCCTCTGATTGAGCGGCCATCCGCCTGCTGCGGAAAGCGCAATAGCTGTCCCGATACCGTTGCGGCTGTTTCGAAGAGCTGTATATGCTCTGGCAACCGCGATATTCACTTTCTGAAGTGAGAAGATATCGAGATTGTAGAGCTCGTCTTCGAGCGTTCTTTCCCAACCGAGTGCAAAGATATGCATTACGATTGTGTCAGTTCCTCCGGTCTTCTGCTGGATGAGCGGGATCGTATCGCCCGTTCCCTTGATCTCTTTGAATGCTCCTGCATACGGAAGGAATTCATCGAGTCGAATCGAGCGTCCGAAGTTCGTATTCGTGATTTCCTGTGCTATCTCGCTCGTGAAATCCATGTTCTCGATTCTTCGGCGCGTGATGTCGATCCTGATCCGATCGATCATCGTGTAATAGTCGTCCGGGAACTGAGCAACGTTCATCGCACCGCGTCCGAAGTTCTGAGCTTTCAGCCCGCTCATGGCGTCTTCGATCTCGTTCCAGAGTTGATGATATTCTGCGGTATCGACCCATGCGGCATTTTTCGGAACTACGATCGATTCTAGCGGCTGGCCTTTCAAATTCCGAACTGACCCCATGCTCGAATCTCTCGAAAAAACATCGAGTTCGTTTGCTTTCCCTGCATAGCATCCCGAGAGGATTCCGCGTCCGCTATTCACGAATCTCTTCGTGAGTTCTTCTTTCGTTAAAATCAATGGACTCATTTATTTCTCCTCTCTTATGTATCTGCGTAGAATTCTTCCCGTACCCAGAACCGGCGCTTGATAAAGCGGAACGATCCGCCTGCGTCCATGATCTTGATAACGGTTCCTACTCCGTAAAGGTTGTTTGCGGATGTATCCTGGTACTTTTTGGTGACCGGGTTGAACCATACCTCTGCATGAGGAACGGCGAACGTTGATCCTGCTGCTACCTGTTCGGTGTCCACGATCTCGCCATCCGTTATATCCAGAGTTCCATCAGCAGCATTTGCGATATCCTGATCTGCGATACCGAAATACGGACCTGCTATCCTGGCATCCCCTGCCTTGAGAGCTGCGCCGCCGTTTGTATAATCGATATGGTCTACGACCTCGAAATGTACAAAGTTTTTGGCGTTCGCCCTTGTATCTTCGTTAATGGGTATAGGCATGTGTCCTCCTTACACCACTTCGACCCGGCGGCCTGAGCCTGTCGGTTTCGCGCCGGTATTCGATTTGTCGATCACATTGATCTGGCTCATGATATCGGCGTTCTCGGATGCGAACTTCTGCACGATCGGATCGGTTTTCACCATCTCTTCGATCTTTGCATCGAGTTCTTTCGAATCTACGGAGGCCATCTCTTTGCCTGCGTATGTCCTGAGGAAGTTCACCTTATCGTTGATCTTCTCGGGACCGAACCTTTTATCAAGCTTCGCGTTCCTAACAGCGGCCTCGTCCGCTTTCTCGCGAGCTTGCATGGCCGTAATCGTCGCTACCGGATCGGTGATTCCCATCTCCGTAAGCTTGTTGACGACAACCAGAGCTTTTTCCTGCTCCGGTGTGACAAGAAGGTTTTTGAGGTTGAGCGTTTCCGCGATCTGTACGAGCGAAATCTGGCCGTTTTCTGCCATTGTCTTGAGGGTATCGAGTATTTCCAATTTCTTCCCTCCTGGAAGTTGATTCTTTCCGCTAACTGCGGATTTATTTTCTACAAGCTTCATGAGTTCACCCGCGACAGAGGAGAGCCGTGAAAACTTCAACTGCCCTGCACGTGTGGCGAGATTCCTGATTGCTGTTACATAGACGATTCCATTCTTTCCGCAAGGGAAAGCCGGTTGCCCCTTCTCGGTTCCGAGGTAGAGCGGCTTATCTGTCGCGGAAAGCTCGAGCTTTTCTGATTTATTGAAAGCTCCTTTCGAAATAAAAGTCTTTACCTGGGAGGTAATGCTTTCTGTGATTTCACGATCGGACGTATTGAGGTATTCGACTGCGGAGCGCATATCCTGGGCGATGTTCGCGAGATTGAGCCCGGAAAACATGGCCTTGATTTCTGCAATCTTGTCTGCTTTATTACTGGTTCCGTCATCGCTTCCGATCATTTCATCCGCGAATCCTGCTTCCATGATTTCGGATCCGTAGAAGTAAGACTCGGCATTCATGAGATTGAGGAGCTCTCCGGTTGATTTCCCGCTCTTCGCGTTATATGCTGAGGCGAGAACGTTATTAAGCGCTTTAAGATTGACGGCCTCTTTCTCCATGACCCGGTAATCTCCATACGTCCCGGAAATTGCATTATGAATCATGAAGATGCTATTCGGCATGGCTTTTACAACATCAAACGCTGATGCGATATAAGCGGATGCGCTCGCAACGTAGCCATTGATGAGTACCGACTTCTTGCCTGGATATTTTTTGATTGCGTTGTAGATTTGCAAAGCGGGTGCAAGGTATCCGCCTATGGAGGAAAGATCAACGTCTATTTCGTCTCCGCCTGCATCGTTCAATTGCTGATTGACTTGTTCCGGCTGGATGTCTATTCCGACTATTCCTGAAAGGCTTATCGTTTTCATTCGAAGCTGTTCCTCCCGTTTACAGAGTGGCAGCTCCGATATCAAAGATATTATAACATGCCATACAATTTGTCAAACATTTGTACATAAAAAAAGCTCCTCTGCGCACTGCCATGCACTCGGGAGCTCGGAACCATCATATTTAAATCTACGGATAAATAATCATCGGCTTGCTCATCGCCTTTTCGAGCTCTACCCGAATAAGTCGCTCTGCTCCATTACCCCAAATCGAATGAGCCCCACTGTCTCCAAAATATGAGAGTCCGAGAATCATGATAGCATAATACTCGCATCCTTCGTGACAAAGTGTGATGAGGTCTTCGAATCGAGTCATTCGATTGTCGACCCAAAATTCGTCTCTCGGCGTGAAAGGCCATCGTCCCCAATTGCTGCCCATGATCACATCCTGATATTCGGTCTTCTGCTTCGCTATCCATCCGAAATCGGCTATGTAGCACTTCATCATCGGTAATCCGAGTGCAGTTAAATCCATCGTCGCTATACGGCGGAGTCGAGGCCAATCGTCGTATGCGAGCGGTTCAATCGATGCTTCCCATTTAATCGAGCTCCGGACGATATTGAGTAATTGAGGGAGAGTATATTCACGCATGATCGATCCTCCTATTGATCGTAATATTGAGCTTTCCACGTATCGAGATAATCAACATCTTCGCCATTCGCCCACGATACGAGATCATCAACAAAATCCTGTCGTTCCATGAGAACTGCCACAATTTGACAAAGGCACGAAGGATGAGGATAGTCCGGAATCTCGTCTTCCTGGTAAGGGCTGCCTGCTTCCAAATCTGGACAATCGCAATTCCAGTCCTCACTCGTATTACGTACCCAGTTGTACCCTGTCACGCTCGGGGTCATTCGCCCGGCAGATACCGCGCTATCCTGGATAGCCATATACATTTCACTTCGGACGAGCCGCAAGGCGTTATAATCGACATCCCGTCCTATTCGCGTTCTCCAACCGGGCTCATCTTTGACGAGATCGCCGTATCGTTTCGCAAGGGCTTCCCTGCCTTCGGATACGTAGACCTCGATATCTCGAGCTATGTCGATAGCGTCTCTGCCCATTGCGGTTCCGACGGAAATGACACGTTTGATGGAGTTCTGGAATCCATTCGAAATATTCCAGATTCGCTCCGAGAAGGCGTATCCATCGGTGTAAACCCTGTTGACCATGGACTCTACCATTGAGCGCGATACTCCCGCGAACATGGACACAATCCCGCTCTTCGTAATCTTGCCACCCGCATATTTCATTACATCGATGAGATATTTCTCGTTTATCCCGGCGATTATGTCCGCACCCTCTTCCACGGATAGCGATAATTGGGCCCGTAGTTCACTTCGAATGTCGGAAGCCGCCGATTCGAGTTCTGCCTTGATTCTCGACCATGAAGCGGAAGTGAGTACCGATAATTCCCGCTCTGTCGCGTCCTGGACGATCCTTGCGACCTTTCCTGCGGCTTCCTCGTAAATATCATGTATCTTCTTAACGGTCGCACGGGTAAGCTTTGAGAAGCTTTTACGGGCTTTCCCGTATGCCCGGATAAACTGAGCTTCGGTCATATAATCTCATATCCGAAATGAATATGCAGATCATGCGGTGTATTCTTAATTATTGCCTTGATTGCCTTTTTTATATCGCCATGTCTCCACGGATTAACCTTCCTGAAAAGTACCACGTATTCGCCCTTCTCTTTTCCTTCGATAATCGAATATCCCTGGTAGAAGAAGCTTCTTAGAATGCGCTCTATACCAGCGCAATTGCGGATGATTGTATCCTCAGGCTCTTTCATGACCGTCTCCCCGCATCTCATGGCTTCGGCATCGGTATTACAGGTTCAGGAACAACTTCAGGTGTTTTATCCCCTGTCGGTACCGGGTCCTCTTCTGGAAGCCCCGTTTCGGTATCCTGCCCATCCTCATTATCCCAATCATTCAGGTCCATTATATCCGAATATGTCATTCCAGAGAAAGCTTTGTGCTTTGCCATATCTGAAAGACCTTTGTCAAATTCTTCCTGCGTATCCGGTGTAAGTTCAGGATAGAACCGCTGGTAGAAATTGTACATAATCTCTTTCGAAATTCCGGCAGATGTAACGAGCGATGACATCGCAGAGGCGAAACTACCGAGAATCTGCGCTTTGATGCGCTCCGGAATAAGATCAAGGGCATTCCACTCAATTTCTACGGGTATATCCGGAATAATGGCAAGTTTGGCCATTGCCCGGATTCTTGCCGTGGCCTGAAAAAGCTTTTTATATGGCTCTATCTTCTGGTCTTGCTTGTCGCCGATGAATTGAACGACGAGATCGACTTGGTTATCTGCGCTGGCAAGATTGCCCTCTACTTTGGTTCCCCACATGAGTTCAGGTATTCCTGAGCCCTGCACGAGCTTCCAATAGATTTGAGATAGCTTTTTCTCATATGCGTCATGGGCTCCTTGCGGCCAAAGATATTCCGTCTTTTCCTTGTCGTACAGGTTGAGAATGAAATCATTCATCGCGACATCGAGTTCGGTGATATCGGCGAACCCGTTGTTCTTGAGCCACATTTCAGGATCGGACACGCTCTGAATCTGTTTTGGCTTGAACCGGATGAGGAACTGAGACGATGCGAGATCGGTATCGTGATAGTTTTTTAGATCGGTAAGAATGCGCTCATAATCTGAATGTCCGCGCACTTCGTTTCCGTCCCGGTTATTTGCGAACGGAATAGGCAGAATCCCGAGAACGTTATTGAAAGTCATCGTCTTGAGATACCCGGGAAGCGCGGTATTCCCTCCAAGCCATTCGACGACAAGCTTTTCTTTCGTAAACGAGCGTCTTCTCCGCACGATCGCAACCGTGAGATAATCAACAGTAACGACGAGTTCCTCGTCAACTATGAGCTTTACGACTTCCCCGGTTTCGAGATCGCGCACAATATCGGAAATGGAGTCGTCCGGGATAAACTCCCAAACGTCCTTATTAAGCTTAGAAGACCAGAAAGGCCATATCCAGCATGTCGCGTCTCTATGGCTCTGTAAATGGATCATGCGGAAATCTGCGGAATGATCCTCAACGATCCGGGTATATTCAGCCTGCAAATTCTCGTCTTTGACTTTCGGTATCGGCATACCCATGAGCATGAGAGGAACCATGATCGGCGTGAATGCGAGCGATCCGGCGAGTTTGAGCCCCGGTGCAGCGTTATGCCATAGCCCACGGGTAAGAGCGATATTACAGGCAAATCCGTCAGTCCAATCCACGGTCTGCGGTCGGCGTGTCGGATAGAGAATAGGGTTGACGACCTTTTGCTGTATGTCATTTCGCTCCCATACTGGATCGTAGAACATCATCTGCCATTGATAGGTGTTCATGGCGGACCCGTTCTTATTTCGCGGTATGTCTTCGAACACGTTATTCTGTGAAAAGCTCATCTCTGCCTCCTCTTCGCCATTCCATCGCGGATAGACTTATCGAATAGTATATCATTTCCAGCATAACACAACAACAAAGCATCAGCCTTATCTGGAGATTTCCCACCATTGCGTTTTTTATAAACATCCTTCGGCTCTATTTTTTTCCTGCTATATTTGTCATATCCATATCTTCGACCTGATAATTGGGACATCAATTCCGGATCATCGGGAATATCAGCCTCATCCATAGGGAATTCGAACCACATCTCATCAGCCTTGGTTTCATATAAATCTTGATTCGAAGCTCTTTCACCGAATCCTACCTCAATAACCTTTGCACCTTTCTTCCTCAATACGTCGATAACGCCAGGGTTATATCCTGAATCAATCTTTATCGCATACGAAGGATCCCTATCGGCCATATCCCAAACCGCGTCAGCGACTTCGTTTGTATCATATCCATGAACTTCTTTATGTCTCACCGTCTTCATGCCCTTGCGTCTATAAATATCTGTATTGTCTTTGCCGAATCTGGCAACATCCACACCCAATTCAGTCGCCCCTATCGCTTCTACATTCCGCGCCATGGCCCCGCGTATACTTGCTCTATCCCAAACGCAATTGTCAGCCTGATTTTGAGGCTCCCCGCCCCATGTATGCTCTGCCAGGGCAGGATCTCGCTTATAGTCTTCTTCCATTTCCCTTTGAAGTTCGTCAGTCCACCATGGATTGTCTATCCTTCCTGCTTCGCATTTGATAACTACGCTATCATCGCGCTGATGTTTCACGAATCTCTCATAGACAGGATCAGCTTCTTTGACCCTGTTAAAATTGACCCATAACTCGCTGCCCGGCTTCCTGAGAGTAGGAATAAGAACATTCCACGATTCATCAGTAAGCCTTGCTGCTTCTTCACACCAAAAAACATCGAAATCCTCATACCCTTTTATAGCCTCGGATGCGCGAAGATCATGCATTCCCCTGAAGGTGAAATACGATCCGCACGGAGAATAGATATGCTCTTTCTGGATTATCCATCCCGGATAGCGTAGGCGTTCTATGGTGTTTTTGATTATCTTATGGACTGATTCTTCGATTGAAAGCTGTACTTCTCGAGTACAAAGTATCTTAATTTTCTCCCTGTGCGCACGCTGCACAAGCAAGGATGCAAATCCCCATGTTTTAGCGCCTGCACCACGGCCCCCGTAAACAACTTTGATCCTGCGCGGCTCTCGAAGGATTTCGAGCTTAGGGCTTACCCTTTCAAGTTCTTCCTGTTCAAGCAAATAGATATCACGCTCGAGTTCTTCCCGGCTACGCTTTGCGGCCATATTTTTTCCTTAGAAGGATCTGATTTCTCGATTCCCACGACTTTGAATACTCAGTATTCTCGAATAATTTCGAAAAGCCTGTAATATGTTTTAAGCGAAGGAGCTCTTCAGGTTCCATTCCGAGCTGATTACATATCTCTTTATCATCCCATCCGCCGTCAAGCATTTCGAATACTATATTCGCCATCCCTTTTACTGAATGTTTCCCACGGGCCCGGTTATGCCTGATAGTCGAAGCCATCCTGTCATTGATATCTTTATCAATTATAACAATTGGCAGCATCCCTTTATTCCTATCGTAAATATCCTTATTGTTCTTACATACAAAATATCGGTGAAAGCCGTCAACGATTATATACTTGTCAATCTCCTTATCGTAGATTGTTACGATTGGCTGAGTGTATCCGTCGTTAAGAATCGAAACATAAAGAAGCTTCATCTCGATCTTGGCTACTGAATTAGGATTATAATCATTAGCTTGTATTTTATCGACAGGCACCCATAATACACGGTCAATAGGTTGGCTTTTAAGTTCAGATAATTCTTTGTGTATCCAATCACGTATGGTGTTGAGAAACTCGATCTTATCATCCTTCTCGTTATATTCCTTTTTTAAATCAACTAGATAATTCATATCATACATTCCGTATGAAGTCGACCAAAATTGCAAGTCTTTTTTTATTCAATTCAGTGCCTACAAATCTTTTATTATTTAGATATGCATATTTACCGACCAAGCCTCTACCCATACATAAATCTCCAATACAAGTATAAGAATGATTCTTACAAATCCATTCTATTATTTTCTCTTCATCTAAATTTTGCAATTCAGGATAATATAAACTGTTATTGCAAGATTGAATTATCCAGCATTTATTTTTAACATTATTATAATATTTGGATTCATAGATAACTACATTTGTAAATCTTTTTTCGCACTCATTTATAAAAATATTTTTATTGCTCTTAAATACCTCTAAAAATAAATATTTAGGTTTTATTTCATCTATTCTTTTAAAAAGAGATTTATAAAATATATCAAATGAATTATAATTTTGTTGATCTGCTTTTGTATAAAAAGTAGTAAGATTACCTTTGCTGCATGGAGGATCACAAAAAATAGTATCCGCCTCTTTCATGAATTCAGGTAATTCTAATATCAAATCACATACTTTAAGGCTTGATTTATTAGGCAGTTCAATAACTCCATTCATATTATATTTTTTATATATTCCCCCATATTCCCATTTATTCATATTAAATCTCCTTTTTTCCAAAATGCCCTCTACCTGCTTTTTTGACTATATCATAATTAACCGGATCGCGTTCTCGATTGCCTAATGTTGTAAACTCAAAATCATTTAAAATAAGAGTATTAACGCAAGCCCTGTTCATTAATTCATAACAGCTCAACCCGTCGTATTTCTTATCAACTTGGTCAAACTTTTTCTTGTATATTACTTTATCAGTATTTATAGAAATCAATTTATCAAGTAAGTAATCTCGGTACTCTTTCCAATCTTTAAACATATAAGGGAGATCGTAACTATAAAAATCTTTAGCCCCAAAATGAGCAGCTGTATTGATTCCGTCTAATCTCGCGGATATTTTTTCCCATGTAGCCGGTTCTATTTCTTGCAATAAAAATAGAGAATGCACGGATGTTTCATGGTGTAGATTGGATACCCTCATTTTCTGTGCTGAAATACCGTATCGATAATATTCGTCGTACACTTTATTGTAATCGCATTTATGATCGAATATATATTTCCATATATCGGAATAACTCCAATCGTAAAGCGGATAAAAAGTATAATGCTCGAGTCTTTTATTCAGCGTCTTGCCGTATGTAACGTGCTTATACTTCGCGTAATGAGTAAGCGCCAAAAATCTGGTAGGGCTTTCCTCTGCTCGTACACCCGCGATATATGCCGTCTTTGTCGAATTGAATAAGACCTTGATTATAGCGGCGAATAGATCGTGGAATCTGTCAGTTCCGAATACATTCTCAGTGATCGCCAATTCTGATTTCGGCCTCATCCAGTTTTTCTCATCTTCCGGATTCCAGCACATAAGCCATTTATTAGAATGTGAAGTAGCATTGAGTATCTTTATTGGCATTTGGAACCATAGAGGATTGATTCCCTTTTTATGCATTACTCGATCTACATAGTCTATAGTACTTTGCCATTCGGCTTCCTGGTCTATGAAGATCACATTTAATGGTAACCTTTTTCTCCTCTTTGCTACCTCAAGGCATAGATTCAAAATCACCGTCGAATCCTTGCCGCCCGAAAAGGATACTATGATATTGGGAAATTCGTCGAAGAGATATTCAATCCGTTCTATAGCCTTATCATAGACATTGGCCGATCCGTAGATCTTCATTTTTGCCCTGAGATTATGATGAAATTATGATAGTCAATTCTATCGCCCGGCAGATATTCATGATTGCAGATTGAATGCTTGAGTTGTATACAGGCGAGATCATATGTCTTTGGCTTATAATCCGGCTGATAGAACATGATAAAGTATCGGCCCCCGTCCTTAACGTAATCGAGTATATCTATGACTGAGCGCTCCTCTATATAGCTCGCAGCCCCGAATAAAGATATTACAAGATCAAACTTCGCGTTAAAGTAAAATGATTCGAAGCATGAATGCTGGACCTCGGAATGAGGATGTTTCGCCTTTAACAATGCGAGCATATTCAATGATGAATCTATGCCGAGGTAATTGCTCGTTTTGCAGTTATCGAGAAATAGACCGGTACCGCACCCTATATCAAGCACCGATTCACCCTCTTTATGTCCAATCATGGACATTATTTCAGCATTCTCTTTCACGCTATTTTCATCGGTGAAGAAAGAATCGTATTTCTCGGCTATAGCATCATACGGACTTGATTTCTTCAGCTTTGCCCTATTTATCAGAATGGTTGTTTCAATCGGATCCCCCATGGTCCAATAGCAATAATCATTCACATCCAAATATCGATAGGTACGCTTCCCAAAAGATCTTGAATACCCTTTGGCCCGTATGTAGAGTACTACGTCGATAAAATCTTGATCTGATTTCCAGTTCTTCCGGAGAGAATAATCATGCGGCATTTGCGGCATTGTCTTTGCGAATATCCATACCTGCTCTATGAGCTGTTGCGCTACTTTGTTGAACATTATGCACTCACTTCGAATTGATGAGCGCATTCGGGACAGACAACCGCTATTTTGCGCGTACTCTTAACTATTTTTGTAGATAGCTTTTTCTTGCCCTTGTCGATATCGTCCTGACTGACATCCTTATTCGATTGCTCTGGATTCTCATTCGGATCGAATAACACCCTCTTTACATCTTCGTCTACCAGCCTGAGTTGATCGTTTATTTCGTCATCGATTCCGTCAAGCCATTTTGAGAGCTCGTCTTCATTCCATTCTCCATACTGCGAAGATATCGAAAGAAGAATCTCTTTGGCTTTCTCCTCTGATTCGGCGTCGATATATACAACGGGAATCTTAGGAATCAGATACCCGTCTTCCTGAAGAGATAAAAGCGCGGCCCGGCGCTGAGTACCATCAAGAATCTTATTCTTTTTCCCGGTACTCCATATAAAGATAGGAGCGCAGAATCCGGCCTGAAGAATCCTACTTTTTAATTTCTTGAGATTGGTTTTTGTTAGTTTCTTGAGATTCCCCTGAAGCACTGATAACTGGCTTATCGGCAACTCCGCCGCAGCCTTGCAGGTTATCCTTATCGTTTTGGTTCTCTTTGCCATTCGCCCTACTCCTTCTACGTTCTATTAGTTCATTAATATATTTCTCTCGTTCCTTGTAAGACATACCCTGTACAGGGTCGATACCGCCCGTATGCTCGATCGGTTGAGCCGCTTTGCCAAATCCTCTTTCAACCAGCCATGAAAGTACGTCTATACGCCCCCTGGTTATATCGGCCAAGATCGCCTTTGCAACACCCGATATGAGTACAGGGATATCTGGATTTGCAGCCATTTTGACTATTTCTTTTCTCGTTCTATCGAAAAAGTAAGCGGCTATCAATTTAATGTCTACTGTCGATAATCCGGTATCGATTATATATGCTCTTAACTTTGAAGGCTTCTTCCCGTGCTTGTCCGGCTGCTTATCTACAGAGAATCTTGTATTCTGTCCGTACTTTGAAATATTAGGATTTGACATACCCGTATCTTAACCGAAATCAAATTATTTTTCAACTAAAAAAAGGCCGAATTTCATCTCGCATCCATCAATTCATTGAGCATAGCGATATCATTCTCGGCGTCCTGTCGCCTATCATATGTGAATGGTCTCGAATTTAGGCGACTGTCTCCGCTCCATTTAATCAGCAAATGGCTATGTTCACTGGTATCGGTTCCCCAGTAAAGCAGTGTCGAGTCAACCCGGATCGTGCTCGTTTCTCTATCGTGAAGCTTTATATATTTACTTCCGTGCATTCTGTTCCATCCTCTTCGCCGTCTTCTGTACCTGCCGGATGAGAGCTCGATCTTTCCGCCATGCAGGGCCGTCCTTGCTCTGGTCGAGCCTGGCTGTGAGGGTATCAAAGACTTCTTTCTGTTTTTCGGTCATTTCCAGCCTCGGTTTGTAGTATCGCATATTTTAGCCAAAATCTCAAGCTTTTCAATTTTACGCATATCGTTCATTCCGCCTCGGATAATGGCAGTCATCGCCTCTACCTGACCGAATGCAGTTTCCGCGCACTTCCTGCAATTGTCGGCCTTCTTGAATGTTTTACACGCTTTACACTGTAGCATTTTTCAACTCCTTCACGCTTTTAATCGTACACCCTTTGACGAGCTTATCCTTGCATTTCGTACAGTACACCTGCTCTTTATGGCTGAGCAGGTTGACCGCGGAGAATTTCGCGTTGCTCCCCTGGCACTCATCGCAGATATCGATCTGCTCGATCTTCATTCCGTTCTTAACATTTCGCTTCATCTCACTTCTTCTCCTTTTAAAATAATGTCGGTTGTGCTTCTTCAAGCTTACGCTTGCGTGTCTCGTTTCTATGTTCCCTATCGTATCGATTATGATGCAACTGGCACCATGCGCGAAGTCTTTTATCTTCTACCTTCCAATTCTCTGGATCACGGTCCATATGCGCTATAATCAAAACTACCTTACTCCCTGTAATGGGATGTGCTTTCCCATTCTCTGCATGGCATCCGGGCCATTCACACTGATTGTGAGCTCTCTTTAATATGCGCTCGCGCCTTTCTCTCCAATCCGGCGGGTAGATTCTATAATCGCATGGCATCCCATATTTCCCCCTGCTTTATTACTTGGCCTATCACTTCGATTCTAACCTCGAAGGATGGAGTATTGTATTCGGGAATGATGTCTTCCTCATTCCAAAGAAAATATCCCTTCACCCGCTTATCGTTTTTCAATATTCCGGCCTTCTCTAAACTATCCAAGATAGTTTTTTCAAGCGCGTCTATATCAAGCCTATTCCCGACGTGCAGCACTACCCGGACGATGACCTTATTCTCAATAGGGCAGATTTCCGTTCTCTGCCCTCGAAACGTTAAAATCATTGCATCCTTAAAGGCCCTGAACTTCGGAGCAAGAAAAGATCGTCCGCTTTTCATGTGCATGAACTTGGCATTAATGCTTACTACGGGCCCGATATAAGAAAGCCGGATCTCTATCAAAGCTCGCCTTCTCCCTCTTCTTCCGGCTCTTCGCCAAAATCGAGTCCTTCCTGCGTTATCTCGAGATCGAGCTGACAGTTGTCGAATCTGAGCTTTACAGCGTCGAGCTCCTTGTCCTTGTCGTATGCCTGCCTTAGAACCAGCCTGAGCTTGTTCCCTTTCTTGAGCCTGCGCCATTTCGACCCGAGACATTCGAATACGTCGTCGATTTCGACGTTATCCTTTTTATTCGGAAGCTCGACTTGACGCTTGATATGCGCCTTTACGTTTTCCTCGCGGAAATAGATCAGCTTCTTTTCGATTTCCACGTCTTCGGCTATCTCGAAAAAATAGACGAGCCGATTGCCGTTGTGGTTTCGCTCCACATGAGTATCGAATAATTCGAATACCCCTGTAAATGTCCTTGCCGTATAATCCTCCTTATTTATTTTTGAATCCTTTCATACAAGATTTGAAATGCCGACGCCATCTGGAAAGGGACTTGTGCGTTACCGAGTGCTTCAACTCGCTCCACCCGATTGGGAATTGCATCAACCATTCCACCGGCTCGGGCAAGACTTTCCATCCCAAGACGGATTGGTATTTCTTGATATTCTCGGTCGCTCGCTTTCCCATTCGTTTTTTCGTAGCTCCACCCTCCGCCCATCCGTGCTTCCCCATGCTGACTCTTATCCGCGGCCAGGCAAAACCACCTTTCCCCTTCGGTGAGGCCGGAGGGATCAGGAAACACGTCTGCGATAGCATTATAACCGATCTCGGCCAAATCCCCGAATACTCGAGCAGCTCCCCTTGAAAGGATCGCTGCGACGTTTTCCACGAATGCGAATTGAGGTCGTACTTCGCGAATGATTCGTAGCATCTCCTTCCAGAGTCCGGAACGCTCCCCAGTAATCCCTGCGCCTTTTCCAGCAA